AGGTATAGATCAGTCATGCTGTGATCCCTTGCAATTCAGCGTTTGCCAAGCGACGGGGGTAGTAGGCAATTTGACGGATGTGGCCGTTGAACAGGTTTGCAGAGCCGATTGATGAAGTCAAAGAAACCTGATTTACTGATGGAACAGTCCCTGATGTATCAACTGTTCCAAGTGTGCCGTTTGTCGCTGCGGCAAAGCTATTGGCTTGGTAGGCTCCAGCAATTTTAAAAGCAACGTTTGCCACGGGTGTTGGGCCATTAACTGATGCTTGGGTCACTCCGCCATCAATCACAATAAATCTGGTCAAGGGTGTATTTGAAACACCAATTGCAATAAGATTTGAGGAAGTTCCGTTGTTGATGGCAAAGAAGTAGTCGTTAGTTGACAAACCCATCCAATCAGCTTGGCCGTACAACGTCCCCTCAGTCGCGTTATACCAACTGCTGAAGTTTGTCCCCGTCATCACAGCCACATCAGCCGCACGGGTCACTTGTGACGCCACTGTGGGGATGTAGCTGGTGGCGAAGGCTCCGGCTTCTAGTTGAGCGCCCCAGATGTAGATGCCCGATGTGCCATCGCCAGTGAAGCTGGTTGCCGCCGCATTTGCGGCAAACGTGTTAATCAACGATATGTGAAAGCCAGACGTTGCTGTAGCGGTTGCTGTAGCGGTTGCTTCGCAGCGAAACCATCCATTACCGACATTTGTAGTTTTTGCTGTAATTGACGAGGATGAAACTAATGTCTGTCCGGTCTGTAAATTAAACGCTGCACGCAACGATGTGCCAAATGCCGCTGTTAAAAATACTAGCTGCAAATTTAGAGATGACTGAGCTTTTGCAAACAGCGTTAGCGTATATGTTGTACCGGACGTAAAAGCTACAGACAACAATTCTATTCTATGGGTATCGGTTACCGTAGTATCTGTTATCAGCGCATCACCAGTCAGCGTCCCATCAGGAGCAACCACGGTGTTGCTCGTAATACTTGAACGTATTTTCGTCCAAACCGCATTATCAAACTGCTCAGAGTAAGTCACCAAGTTCACTCGCTGCTCCTCAATCAACAGGCCCAGCGGGGCAAGCGTAGTGGGGTTGTAGTCAAACCGTGGCGCGTCGATGGCAGCCGTTTGGATCAGGCCGTTGGATCCGGTGAACGTGGCCGTGGTAGAGCGTGTGAAGGTGATGCGGGGGTCGAGGGTTTGATTGCCAGACGTAAAGTCGAGGTTAAGCGTAGCGCCTGCAAAAGCGCCGCCTGAACCCAAATACGCTGGCAAAGAAAACCCAAAACCCAGCGACATATCAATAAATCCTGACGAGGTTGGTTGCCGTAGTGCCTGTGGCCAGCACTTGTAAAACCTGAACTGGAATAACTCCTCCAGCGGGTAGGTTTACAAATGTAACTTGGTCCCCTTGTGGGGTTGTCACTGCAACATTACCACCTGTGCCCACATACACCACAGAAGGTGTTGGCAAGTTGGCGGAATCACTGGGTGTGATTGTGCCCGCACTACCCGGAAACATCGGGAAGGTTGGGCTGTAGTTTGTTTGCTTGCCCATAATCAATCTCCTTTAAAACAGGGGCCAAAGCCTCTTGGTTTGCATCATGGTGATGCTCTCCTATTAAGAAGGAGTAACAGCAGTCGTGCCGTCAGCGTTGACCCAAGTGCTAGTAGCAGTTGCGCCAGTTGCAATCTTCAAAGTACTAAGGCTGGTATTGAAAACAATGGTCCCAGCAGCTTTGCCAACAGTATTTACCGTAGAAGTTGCAGATGCAATTTCAGCAGTGGTTGCAGTTGTAAGCTGAACATAACCAGTTGTTGCATCAAGATTGCCAGTGACAGTGCCAGTCACATCGCCAATCACGTTTCCGGTTACGTTGCCGGTTACGTTACCAACAATAGGTCCAATAAAACCATTGGTCGAAGTAACCGGGCCGGAGAAGGTCGTTGAAGCCATGCTTCTATCCTCAAATTGCGCTTGCTGTCTGTGAGGTCAGTCCGCCAAGTCGGTCAGCAAGCAGTTGGAAACCTTGGACTTTTGTATTTATACACCAAAAGAAAAGGGGGCACAAGCCCCCTTTCCCAACACACTTAAAGTATGTTTATCAGGACGCGCCCGGAGATCCGAAGATACCCAGAGGATCGCTGACGCCGAAGCTATAACGCTCACGAGCTTTATAGCGGGCATTGCCGGTATCAAAATCACCGTCCATGCTGGTAGACATGGGGGTACGCACGAAATGCTTCAGACCGTTTGGAACGTCTGTGGTCAGGAACCAAGCGTTTGTATCGGTCAAGAAGTGGTTAACGCAATAACCCTCAGGGATAGAGCCGTTATTTTTCAGCGCGTTGATATCGTTGTCGGCAGTGGCAACACGAAGTTCGGTTTCCAGCAGACGAGTTGCAACGAACATCAGAGCCGGAGGAACAACCAGCTTACGGGGTTTTGCTGCAATCAGCAAACCACGCTCGTCCGTCCAACCAGCGATTTGAATAACGGCGGCTTCCAAGGAAGTCTCGTTCAAATCTGCAGCGGTTGAAGGACGGTTGCTGTTGGTGCCACCGGAGATCAGGGGGTGAGCCGTATTGAACAGGCTAACACCGTCACCGTAGGTAACGGCGCTGTTAAAGCCTTGGTTCAGAACAGCAGCAGCCTTGACCTGCTTGGTGTACGCCATTGCACGAGCCAGAGCTTTGGTATAACGAGCCGAGAGGCTGTCATACAGGTTGTCTTCCATCGCCTCTTCGGTGATGGAGAAACCCATTGCAATGGTTTCGTGGTTGTAGCGTGCGGTCCAAGCTTCTTGCGCGTTGTCATACGCAATTGCAGAACCCTCTGCTTTAACGGGCGCAGCGGAGAAACCAGCCAATTTGGTCTCTTCTTCGAAAGAACGCTCAGAGGTCTCGGTTTCGTAGATCTCTTTGTGCTCTTCGCCGTAACGCTTGTACTCCATACCAAACAGGGCGTTAAGACCCGGCAGGAGTTCCTTCAGTAGTTGGGCACGAGAAATTGCCATTTTGAATTACTCCTTACAGGCCAGTTGCCAGTGGGTTGTCGTAGCTGTGATAGCCCTGATTCCACTTGACCAGAACTTCGGGGTAGCCCACGAAGGTCATGGCGGTTGCGGAAGCAATGGTCACAGAGCGGCTGATTGTCACGGTGGTGCCGTTGACGTTGGTAACCAAGTTATAGTCACCCGGATTGGCGTTAGCCACACCGGGAACGATAAATTGCATACCGGCCTGAAGGCCCGTAACAGCGGCTGCCAGAGTGATGGTGGTGGTCGAGCAGGTGCCCGAGCCAGACAACGTCACGCCAGTCTCGGGGACAAGGCCAACCACCCGGAACGGAGCGGTGGTCAACACGCGAGTGTTGCCAGAACCGTTAGAGGGAGCACCGCCCGAAACGCCCATTGCGCTATTGCCGGTGGTTGTGCTGCCAGCCGTGCCCGTGACCGGGAACAGGTTGGTGCCCACAAACGCCTGCGAAGCGTAACCAACTGCCGTGGCGGTATTCAGAGCGCCAGTGCTTGCTTGAGCAATCATGACAACTTTAAACACAGCACGGTCATCATCAACCACAAAAGCGGAGATGTCGTTTGCAGCAGTAGTAGCGGGGTAATACTGAGCAAACAGCTTCTGGCCGGTCGAGGGGCTGGTGTAAGAGCAGCCGACAAACACACCAGCAGCGCCAAGGGCAGAAGTGCTGGAAACTGTTAGATCGGTAGCTTCAATCAGACCCGCTTCAAACTTAACCAAGTCACCATTGAAAATGCTGGTGCCATAGTTACGCTGAATCGGAATCTGTCGGATAGCGCCAGCATACGGGAGGCCATTTAGTTCATTGATGGCTTTGTAACCGTAAGCGGCGTCAACAACAGGATATGCCATTTGCGACTCCAAAAAAAATTACTTACGTCCGAAAGACACTTCGGAGCGGCGCTCTTTGAAAAGAGGCATCCGGGCGTCGTTCTCGCGCATGAAATTACTGTCAACCGAAGCCATCTGACTGTCAGTTTGTTGCTGAAAGTACTGATTGCGTTGGCCGACAAACTCTTTAGGTGTTTTGCAAAGCATGAGTCCACCAATTTCAATGCTGTCTGGAAACCGGGATTTTTCCCCAACTTCCATCAATTGAATTTCAGGATGCTCAGAGGCTTTTACAGGCTCCCAACCTTCGCGGAGTTTTGAGGAAATGTTCATTGGATCGCTAGATCCAAGGGTGCTGACGCGAATCCAACGGAAATCGTATCCGTCTTCTTCGTTGGGCATAGGCAAAAGCTCAGGACGCATCCATTGCTTGGGCCGCTCAAAGGTTGCACGAGTTGTTTGTTCTCGGGGTGTACGTTCAGCCATTTTGCTTCCTCATTTCTTCCGCAACCGCACGGGCGTACTGTTCATTTGTCAGTCCGAGCCGCTTGGCGATATTTACTTGAGATTGTGTCAGTACGATTTTCTTTGGCGCAGTACTGCGTGTGGCAGGGGCAACAATTGACTTTTTCGCGGCAGTTTTCTCAGAGGGAAACGCATCTGGGAACATCTGTCGGATTTCTCCGTTCAGCTTGCCGTAATACTCGTCACTGCTGGGGTCTACCCCACTTTCAACAATCTCTTGATGGATTGTCAAAGCCATCGCTGTCATGCGATTGTTTGAACCAAACCAAGGATTGGAATTACGCCAAGCCTGTGCTTTGGGATCAACTCTTTGACTTTCCGTCGGTTCAGTTTTTACAACATTTTCTTTTGGTTGTAAAGAGGGTCTGAAATTATTTACTTTATCTGCCTTTATTTTGGCAGTTGTAATGGCTTCTTGAGCTTCGCTCAAAGCATCTGCATCGCCGGCTTCATAAGCTTCTTTAAACTTACGTTTGGCTTCATCTAACTCTTGAGCAACAACCCTTTTGGCTTGTTCAAGAAGAGCGACTTGGCCTTGGCCCAAATTGCTTTGGAGCTTTTTGTTCTCCTCTACAAGGGTTTGAGCAAGGCGGATTGCCTCTTCTTTTTCCCGCTGGGCTGATTCTTTTGCCCGGCGTTCTTCGTGATACCCCTTGGAAAAATGCTTGATGCGCTGTTTGGCGCTCTCTGTATATTGAGCAAGCTCATCTTCGCTTACATCTTGGGGTGGCTCCTCCATAGGAGTTCGTCCACGATCTTCCTCGGGCGTGTCGTCTACGACCTCAATTTCCGTTTCGTTTTCGACCTCAAAGTCAATTTTTTCTTCTTTTTCCTTGGGTTTTTCGTCCGGAAACTTAAATTCTCCATCAATTACAGCCATGATGTCCTCCTTATACTCGTTGGATGCCGCGAGGGTCTTCAACCACCGCTTCTACACTGTCATCGTTAATGATTCGAAACTCTCTGCCATGAATTTTTAGACGAGTTCCGGAGTTGGGGCGTACCAAAATAAAGTCGCCTTCCTTGCAAGACGGGCCACTTGGGAAGCGGCTTGCATCTTTGTAGCAATCCGGCCCGAGTTTCACGACAAACAAAACGGGGGTCAAAACCTCCTCGAAATGCATTGTCTTGGCCGACTTAACGATTCCCAATTCACTCTCGTCATACTCTTCTTGGGCCTCTGGGACCATTGTCAGAATGTGATAGGTTTTTGGGTCTGGTAGTTGTTTCGCCTTTTCTTCCGGGGATTTGTTTAGAACCCCAGAAAGATCTACGGCTGAGACATCAAAGTTACTCATCGTCTTCTCTTTCCATCTTCCGCACGAGGTCATTTATGTAACCATGAGCCAGAGATAAGCCTCGGATCTCTCCGGTCATGGATTTGTACTCGACAAAGTCTTTTGCCGAGCCATCGATGAGAGCGAGGGCGATTGATTCCCTCTTCTCTTCGATTTCTTTTAGCACCAAGAAAAGCGCATTGGATGCCATTTAAACCTCATTATTTTGGTCGTTGCGGGGGTTTGACTTGCTTAGTCATGTGTTTAAGCATGTCGGTCTTGAGCTTCTTGTCGTTGTTACGCTCTTGGGCATTTAAACGAGCAGATTCTTTTTGCGCCTCGATGGAAAGGCGTTTTTGCTCAAGCTCAAGCTTCTGCATTGCAACTTGGTAGTCGCGCTGAGAATCTTGTTCTTTGCGTTGCAGTTCTTGGGCACGAAGCTTGATTTCTTCTTGCTGAAGCTGCAACATGGGATCTTGTGCCTTTTGCTGCGCCTGCTGTTGTTGAGCCTGCGAGACATTTGTTTGCAAAAGCTGTTGTGCAGCCTGAGCAATAAGGCCAGAGATCTGAACTTCCATTTGCTCTGAAAGTTCTGCGTCGGGAGGGGTAAGCTCCACACCAAGCTGTTCTTGGACCTTGTTCCTGTAGGCAAAGGCCAAGTGCTCGGAGATGTGAGACATGATTGCGCCCTGCATCTGCTGGGCCATTGGGCTTTGTCCAATCAAGCCCATGATGCCCGGGTCTTGCATGAGGGCCATATGGGTTGCAATATGGGCTTCGTGGTTCTGATAGATAAAAGCTTTTGTGGGCTTTCCTGTTAGGAAGCTCATGTTCTCACTCAGAGGATCACGGGGCTTTTGATCCTCTTCAAGAGGTACAAGCTTGTCTGCGTTCTTGATCCCTAGAACCTCAAGCATCTGCCTGTGCAGTTGTGGCAGGTCATAGATCTGAGGTGCGCCCTGAGCAAGCTGAAGGGCAGCTTGGTATTGCATGATCCGCTGGGCCATTGTGGCGGCGTTGGGATCACTGACCGGGATCACCTCTACGAGGTCGTAATCGGATTGTTTTGCCGTCCGATCACCGCCTTCTGGGATGTAGGAATAGTCCGACGGCATGAAGTCGCGGATAATCTGTTTGAGGAGTTTAAACTCCATACGCAGGGCTGCATGGACGCGGGCCTGCACAGCGGACATTGTCTTAAGCTGCCTCTCAAGGATGGCGAGCGTTGTCCCGACTGGGGCTTGGGCTGACATGTCGCTGACCTTGAGATCTGCGATGCCGGCGAGCCTGCGGCCATCTTCTGTAATCTTCTCCAGAAGGGCAGCAAGAACCTGACTTGGTTCTTTGTAAGGCAGGTGCATGATGTTGTCTCGCACCGTTCCGGACGGTACATCAACATCTCGGAATTCTCCGGGGGCGATGGGGGTGTCATCTCCCTTGATCCGCAGACCACGGCTCTTCAGTCCACCCGGGAGGTTGGACAGGGTTCCTGCATCAACAAGCTGCCTGATGATTGCTGTGCCGGCGCGGGCATAGCCACCGATGATGTGGATGTAGCCCAAGCCGTAAGCCCCAAAGCCGGGGATGTAGGTGTACTGGACAAAATGCTGGCGCTTCTTCTTGCGCTTGTCACTCTCGTCCCAGTTCCTGCGGATTGACAGAACCTTTGTGGTTCCCCGATCGATGGTGATGACGTAGGGAAGAGCGATGTCTTCATCTTCGCCTTCCAGATTCCAGTCCACATGGACCTCCATAATCTGGTAACGGTCATCATCTGTTAGGGAATACCCTTGCTCTTCAGCCTTTTTCTTCTCAATGTCGGTGAAGATTCTGACGGGTTCTCCGAGTTCAACTTCCCTGTAAAAGCCTTCTGCCTGAAGCTTTTTGAGGTCGTTCTTGGTTTTGCGCATGAGGTGCGTGACCCGCTCGGCGCTGTAAACATTGCTTGCCCCGTAGGGCATGATGATGTCTTCTGCCGGGATGAATGGGGCGACTTGCCGGCCAACGGCTGGGTCGTAGTAGATCTTTTTAAACGCAGCGCCGGACAGGCCGAGGGCATAAAGCATCCGCTCATGCTCTGGGCGGTACTCAATCATTTCTTCTGTCAGGCGGTAGTTCATGTCTTCCCGGACACGATCTGCCGATTCCTGATTGAATTTTGTAACTTCTCCGATGATTTGGGTCTTAACTGGGCCGCGAGCCGGGAATGTCTCGGTAATCATCTCTGACTGGAACCGGATGGCAGCTTCCGTCAGGATTGGGCTGTAGACGCCACAGGCTCCAAGCCAAGGCTCTGCCCTCTCTTCATATTTCATGCCCAGAACTTCCAGTCCTTTGACAAACATGTCGGACCAGTCTTTTCTGGAGTTAATGTCGGCGTCAATAAGGCCGACAAGCTCTGAGGCAAGTGTGGAAAGCTCGCCTTCGTCCATGTCTTCTGCCAGATTTGCGTCGAAATCTTCAGACATTTTGGAGGAGGGCTCTAGATCGATCTCAATCCCGTCGATTCCAACTTTCATGGAATCGGGGTTTTCAACTTCAATCTCAATAACCGGCTCGTCGGTCATCATTTCGAGATCAAAAGGGGACAAAGTTGGGTCAAAGTTGGTGGCCATGACGGTCCTCAATAGTATTCAACACGGCGTCTAAAGAATGGTTTTTCATCGTCTTCGTCGTCGGAGGCAATAGAGATAAAGCCTCCCTGACG